CCGTCGGCAAAGGAGGCGATCATGTCGCTGAGCCCCGCGATATCGGTACTGCGCTCACCCAGGGCGTCCAGGTTCTCGTTGTACCGCTCCCAGTAGGTGAGCTGACTGTCCAGGGCGGCGTTGATGGACCCTGCACTGGTAGCGGCTACTTCCGCCGCCTTGTCCCACAGGGCATACTGCCCGGAGATGGACTCCTCCGCAGCGGTATACGCCTCCAGATACGAGGCGGCCAGGACGGTGAGTTCTCCGGTGACATCCCCCAGCACGCCCTGGAGCTCCCGGGTCTGGGCGGCGGCATCGGTCTCCGCCGCGGTTTGCTCCTCCGTCGCGCCGGTCAGGTTGCGAAACGCCTCCTCAGCAAGCTCGATCTCCTCTTGCGCGGAGGCGACCGCCGCCTCATCCTCCGCGATGGCCTTGGTGTAGGCATCCACTGCGCTCTGAGACTGGATGATCTCATTTTCCACATCACCCAGGGACATCTCCAGCTGGTCGTACTCGTATTGCAGGGCCCGGACCTTCTCCGGGTCATCTCCGGCCCCGGTCTGGGCCAGCCGGATGTCGTTCATCCGCGCCAGGGTGTCGGACCGCTTCTTCTCCGCCGCCTCCAGGGCCGTCTGGGCCCGGGTCAGCTCGATGCTGTTTTTCTCCGCCTCGATGAGGATGTCAGCCTGGGCGGCGTAGACGGCGGTCAGCTGCTCCTGGTACGCCTGGGCCATGGCGTTCTGCTTCCACGCCTCTGTGTTGGCCCGGAGGGCGGCGGTGCCGCCGTGGATGGCGTTGTTCTCCAGGTCGATGCTGTCCGCCAGTTCCGGCACCGTCTGACACAGGAGGGCCAAGGTGTTGTGGTACTCCCGCTGTTCCGCCTCGCTCAGCCGGGCGTAGCTGCCCATCTGCTCCAGCTTACTGATGTAGGTATCCGCCACATTGGCGGCGGCGATCACAGAGGATGCGGTGCTGTCATAGGTCCCGGCGGCGGCCTCCAGAGTGCCGTCCAGCTCCCGGGCGGCCTCCGTCAGCTCCCGGACAGAGGGGACGCCGTCGTCCGCCGCCGCCGCGAAGCCCACCACAGCCGCCGTGACTGCGGCCACAGCGGCGGCGGCGCCGAGGATGGCTCCGACGGGGCCGGTAAAGAGCGCGGCCACGTTGAGGGCCTTGAAGACCGTCAGGGCGGCGTTCACCCCGGTGACGGCCACAGCGGCGCTGCCCATGACGCCAGTGAACGTCATCACGCCCTTGACCAGGGCGGGGTGTGCCTGGACAAAGCTGTTGGCCCATCCCAGGACATCCGTGCCGGTCTCGGCCAGACGGCGGAGCTCCGGGTTGAACTCCTCTCCGATGGTGGTGCGCAGGGCGTCCCAGGCGGAGTCCATCAGGGTCAGTTGGCCGTTGAGGTTGTCCATCTTGATGGCCGCCATGCGTCCCGCCGCGCCCGCGCAGTCATTGATGCTGTCTGTGAGGGACTGGTAGTCCTTGTCTGCGGCGTTCAGGATGGCCAGCAGGCCGTTGTAGCCCTCTTTTCCGGCGATCGCCTGGGCGTTGGCCACCCGTTCGGCCTCAGTCATCTGCTCGAAGTACCCGCGCAGTTCCTCGATGGTGGAGCCAAAACCTTTCATGGTACCGTCCGCCTGGACTGCGGAGTACTGGTACTCCCCAAAGGCGGCGCTGGTGAGCGTCACACCCTCCAGGAGACCGTTGAAACTGTTTTTCAGCGCGGTACCGGCAATGGAGCCCTTCACACCCGCGTTGGCCATGAGTCCCACGCCCACTGCCACATCCTCAATGCTGTAGCCCAGGGCCCCGGCGACCGAGGCGGACTGCTTGAAGGTCTCGCCCATGATGCCGACGTCGGTGTTGGCGCTGGTGGCCGCTGCGGCAAGGACATCCGCAAAGCGGGCTGTGTCGGACGCCTTCAGGCCAAAGGCGGTCAGGTTGTCGGTGACGATGTCGCTGACCTGGGCCAGGTCCTCTCCGGACGCACGCGCCAGATCGACCACGCCTGTCATACCGGACAGCATATCCTGCGCTTTCCAACCTGCCATCGCCATATAGCCCATAGCCTCTGCGGACTGCACAGCGGTATATTGGGTATCCGCGCCCAATTGTTTTGCTTTGGCGCTCAACTGCGCCATCTCCTGGGCCGTGGAGCCGGACAGAGCCTCCACATTGCTCATGCCCGCCTCAAAGTCTCCCGCCAGACTGACACACTCCGCGTAGGCGTCCTTGATCTCCCGCAGCGCCCCCGCGATCCCAGCGGAGACCAAAGCCTGCTGGGCGGCGGAGAACGCCTCTGACGCCCGGGTCCCGAAGTCCGCCGCGTCCTCCCCGGCCCCCTGGTACGCCTGTCCCGCGCTGCGGACAGCGCCGGCGGCGGCCTCCTGCTGCGCCTTCAGCTCCCCCAGCTCCTCCGAGAGCCGTGCGCTCTCCCCTGCTAGGTCTGCGGTGTCCACCCCGGCCTCCTTCAGCCGGGAGCCGGTGGCGCTCAGCCGCTGGTTCTGCCGCTCCAGAGCTATCTCGGTGTCTCGGATGCGCTGCTCCAGCTTGGCCTGCTCCCGCTCCAGGGCGGCGGTGGGACCGTTGGTCTTGCTGATCTCCTGCTTGAGGAGGTCGTACTGCTTCTGAAGATTTTGGAGTTTGCTGTTAGTAGCGTCTACCGCTGCCTTCTGCTTCTGATAGGCGGAGACGTCCGACTGGGTGCGGTTCAGGTCCCGGATCTCGTTTCCCAGCTTGGCAAATTCCGTCTGGGCACTGCTGAAGGCCCCCTTGAAATTTCCGTTCAGGGCGGCGTTCAGCATGAAATCCACGCCGTATTCTTTTCTACCTGCCACTGGACGTCTCCCTTCTCCGCTGTGCGTTCTCCGCCTCTATCTCATTGTTGGCCCTGATCCACAGGCGCAGCTCCGACAGCGGCATGTCCAGCCAAACCGATACAGGGGTGCTGTTGTTCCTCGCCAGGATCAGGCATTGCTTTCGGAGCCAGCGTACTCCGTCTCCTGCTCTGATCCCGACCGCAGTAAAAAACGCCGGGCCGCGTTGCAGATCTGCCGGAACTCCCGCAGGGGCAGGGCGTACAGCAACTCCGTGTTGACCGTGCGGAAGCCGTCGGTATTGCGGTAGGTGCAGGCCCGGGCCGCCATAGCCGCCAGGTACTCCGGCGTGAACTCCGCCAGCACCACGGTCACGTTGACGCCCCGCAGCTCCCGCTCAATGGCCACGCTGTCCTTCCCGCTCAGGCTCTCCCAGTCAAAGGTCAGGTGCTCGTAGGTGACGCCCCCGTGGGTGAAGGGGCGTTTGAATACGTGGGTGTAGGTCCCGCTGTCCGCCTCGGACCGGGCCGAAGCCTCCAGCCGCTCCGCCTGCGCGGCGCTGTCTTCAAACGTGGTGGCCTTTTTCTCGTCAGTCATGAGTGTATTCCTCCGAAAATTTTACGTATTTTTACGTGTTGATATTGACGTACGTGTTTTTACGTGTTATAATAGCAGCAAGAGGTGAGGGAAACAATGAAAAGAAAAGACATTGACAAGGCACTGCGGAAGGCTGGATGGGTCATCATCCACGGTGGGAATCACGACCTCGCTCAGCATCCGCAAAAGCCTGGAATCAAGATCCCGATCCCCAGGCACACGGAAGTAAACGAACAGACCGCAAGAGGGATCCTGAAACAGGCGGGGATCCAATGATCCCCGCCCTCCAGGAGCCTCGCAGATCAGAAAGGAGGACGCTATGTCCAAATACGTCTACCCCGCAGTTTTTCATCCAAACAAGGATGATGGGTCCATCACGGTCACCGTTCCCAGCCTTCCCGGCTGCATCACAGAGGGGAAGGATCTGGCGGATGCGATCTATATGGCTGGAGACGCAGTTTCCATGTGGCTGTGGTGCGCAGAGGATCAGCACGAGGAGATCCCCACCCCTATGCCGCCGCCCGCTGTTGAAGCACCTGAATTTGTCAACTATGTCTATGCCAATACAGAGGAGTACCGGCGCAGGCACGATAGCCGCGCGGTTAAAAAAACGCTTTCGATCCCCAGCTGGCTCAATGACCGCGCGATCCAAGCTGGTGTGAATTTCTCCCAGATCCTCCAAGACGCCCTGAAGGAGCGTCTCGGGGTCCAATGAAGCGCAAAGACAACACCCGGTGCAGAGCCTGCATCGGGTGTTCTTTTTTAGCTGTACCCCAGGGCTTTCCTGACGTCGGCCATGTAGTCCTTCCCGTTGACGCGGAAGGTCATGTTGCGCTTATCGATGTACCAGAGCTCTTGGCCGTCGCGGTAGGCGGCGTACAGGTACACGTCGAACTCGCCGGAGGAGTCGGAGGCGGCGGCGGGGGCGATGGTGCCGGACTTCATGCTCTTGGGCCGGGCGATCATCACGTATTTGTTGGGCCACATACCGATCTCCGCGTCCTCGATGTCCCAGTACTCCTCCGCCACCCGCAGCTCGATCTGGTGCTTGCGCTGCTCCAGGAACATGGAGAAGGTGCCGGGGGATGCGTGGCTGAGGAACTTCATGCCCATGGTCATGTTCTCGATCATGCCCATGATGGGGACGGACACTTCACCCATCATGCCGGAGCCCATGATGAGGACGGCCTTGTTGGTGATGTCCGGCAATGTCACGTTGGCGACGCCCACCTCGTTGATACTGTCCTCGTAGACCCGGAAGGCGATATATGCGGCAGGATATTGTGTCATGTTCTCGTTCCCTCCTTCTTACGCCGCCAGGGCTTCCATGACGTAGTTGACGTCGTACTCCAGCGTGAAGTCGATCTCCTGGGCCGGGCTGGACGGGGTGATGTAAATATGGATGTGGAGGATGCCGGCCATGAGGTCCAGCAGGTTGTTCTCACTCTCCAGCATCTCCGCCCGGGCGCCCAGAAGGCGCTCCGTGCCCACCAGGCCCGCAAGCCAGATGTTGCAGGTGTCCAGGATGGAGTCGATGAGCCGCCGGTTCATGGGCTTGTCCAGCTTGGCCCAGAAGGTCCGGATAAGGGTGTTGCCCACCCAGTCGAACATCCGGGAGACGGGGATGAACTGGTCCTTCACATCGGTGTTGGCGGGGTAGCAGGCGGTATAGTTGCCCTTGGCCACCCAGCCGCCCACCAGGAAGTTCACCGCCGTGACCACGCCGTAGTCCCCGGCCACGATGTTGACCTGGGGCCAGTTGAGATCGACCTCCGTGCCGTCTGCAAGACAGCAGGCGTCCATTTTCAGGCTCTTGTTGCTGGGGCTCTCGTAGGGGCACCCGGCGTTGAGGGTGTCCACCTTGGCCATCAGCCCCGCCAGCTGGGTGCTCAGATGGAACTGATAGTCCCCCAGCTTGATCATGGGCCAGCAGACGATCTGGTTCTCATCTACAAAATTGTTCTTGTCCTTGTAGCCGCTCAGCTCCGAGTAGTCCCGGACGCCGTTCTCGCCGCAGTCGGCGTCGATGAGGCACTTGCCGTGGAAGAGGCCCATGATGCCCGCCGCCTTGGTGGCCATGACTGCGGCCACAACGGTGTTGTGGGACCAGCTGGGGGCGCAGAGGGTGTCGGGGATCTTTCCCACGGCGGTCATGCAGTCGTCCACATGGCCTACGCCCTCTACGATGTCCGCCAGGATCACCGCATCGGGCTTCACGGCGGTGTAGGAGATAGAGAGCGCCTTGGCGTCATAGGCCGAGCCGGTCTCCAGAAGCTCCACCACGCAGGCATCCGTCCTGTCATCGTAATAGACCGTGTAGTCCTCGTCCCCGGTCAGCTTCGCACCGCCTGCGGTGACGGCGACCGTACCGCTCATGGCGGCCAGGGGCAGGCGGACCTTGTGCTCCGACACATCGTGCTCCTTGGTTCCCACGTCCTCCTTCATAGCGGCGGGGTCCAGGACATTGCAGAAGATGACGGGCTGACAGTTGAAGAGCTGGAAGTGGGAGTACATGAACTCACACAGGGGATAGCTCTCCCAGTCGTAGGAGAAGCCCAGCTTCTCCACCGCCTCCTCCCAGCAGGTGCAGAGGATGGGCGTGTTGGACTTCCCCGGCTTGGACGCCGTATGGATGGGCGCCGCACCGGTCACGTAGGGGAGGCCGGAGTCCGCTACGACCGGGATGCTTACCGCCGTGGCCTGTTCATAGACATGGACACCGAGATTTGCCATAATTTTGTTCCCTCCTTACTTCCCGGCGATCTTCCTGTAGTTGACATACAGGGCGTTGCCGGGGGTCTTGACTTTCAGCCGGGCCTCGGGCAGGTAGTCCCCGGTGACGATCAGCGTCTTCACCAGGGGCTGCGCCTCGATGGCCTTCCGGGCCTCTTCCAGGGCGTGGGCCCTGTCGCCGCGGTAAATGGTCCCGCTGCGGATGAGGCCCCGCAGGGTCGGCCCGATGTACATATAGAAGCCGGAGGGCGGTCCTCCGGCTTTTTCGCGGCTGGTCTGGGGCGGGGCGGCTGTCTCAGCGGCTGCCGTCTCCGGACCGGGGGTATTCTTTGCCATAAGGCACCTCTCTTTCGATCGTGTGGGGGAGCTTCCAGACGGAGATCATCTCCCCCAGATAATACGGGTGGGTGGGGCGGCCAGCGGTGTCATAGACCAGGGTGTCCAGGCCGGCCTCCAGGTCCAGCTTGAACTGCCTGCCGATCACCACCTTCCTCAGCAGGGCGATCCGCAGCCGTTCCATCAGGTTCAGGAGCATCATGCCGCCCTCCTCCTCGTCCCCGCAGTAGACGCAGAAGGCCGTGCGCACCACTGCGGAGGACCGGGGCCGGGGCTCTCCCTGCGGCTGTACGTCTTTGCTGGTGACCAGTTGGTGGAGGATGCAGGGAGCTTTGCGCTTGACGCTGTCGAACTCCGGCAGGTGGCCCGCGTAGACCGCTGCAGCCCGGGGCTCGGGCTCCTCCACCTCCTCGGACGGTTTTACCGGCAATATGAGCTCGCGGACGGACTCCTCGGTAAAGGCTTTCAAATGCTCCAGCAGAAACACTCTCGTCATAGCCTTACCTCACGCTGATATACCCGTTCAGCAAGGCGTATACGTACTGATCCAGGTTTTTCTCGAAGGACTCCATCGCCTCGCCCGTCAGCCGCTCCGCCACCTCCTGATTTCCCAGCATCTGCGGGACGGAGGGGCCGTATAGCTCCTCGATCTCGTCCAGGTCATTGCCCGTCATGCCGCCGGTACGCTCAAAAATTCCAATATGCCCGTTTGCCATTTTTGCCACAAATGCATTTTGAAACTGCTTCGGGGATGTGCTTTTGAGAACGTGTCCGTAGGCCGCTGCGCCGGGATGCACCATCCGCCATTTTCCCTCCCCATCGGCGTCAGTGCCCAGCATGACCGGCACCAAGCGGCTGGTGTCATAGGTGGGCTGAGCCGGGCGGGCCCCGTCAAAGCGGTAGAGGGGGATGCGGTTCCCTGCAAAATGGACATATGCCTGCACACCGTTCTGATAGGTGTAGGCCACTGTCACGCTTTCCTCCGCCCGGATATTGGCGGCGGAGATGGCGTACCGCTCCCGGACAGCCTTCTTGCTGACGGACTGCATGTGGGCCGTTGCCCTCCTGATGGCGCCGCTAAGCGCCCGCTCGATGCCGTTGGGGATGCCCTCCAGGAGACGTTCGGCCTGCTCCAGGGCCTCCTGACCAGCGGCGGTGACATGGACGCCGAAGTGATCGCTCTCCGGCCCCTTGAACTGATTGCCTTGGATGCGTACCCGCGCCTCCCGGCTGATATCATTTTCACCGAAGCTCATTCGTCCAGCTCCTCCAGTTCCACATGCAGCATCCCCATGTTGCAGGCAGACGCCGCAATAAAATATTTTTTGAAGAACTTTCCGCCTTCACGGGTGGCGATCTCTATGGTTTTGCCCTGTTTCGGCAGCTTGCCGCCAAGGTCCTCCTTTGCGCAGTAGAGCGTAGCAGTCACCAGGTGCAGTCCCTGGACGTGGTCGTCCTTCAGCTGTTCCCGCTCCTTTTCCACAGGGCCCTCCAGTACGATGGGGATATCCTCATACGTTTCGCCGTCATACCGAACCGTGCGCTCCTCGGCAAACTCGCTGGTGTTCAGAAAGACCTTGTGGATGTCCCGGCGGACCTGCTCCTTAAACTTGCTCATTGCACGATGTCCCCGGCCCCCAGGTCGGGAGGGGCCTCACCGTCTTCCGGCTCACCGGCGGCCACGATCAGAACGGCCAGGTCGTGCTTGGTCTTCGCCCCGGAGACGTCCAGCCCCATGTCGGCGGCCATCTGCTCCAAGTCGCCCTTCTGCATCCGCTCCAGCTTGGCGACCTCCGCATCAGTGGAGCCGCCCTCCTTGCCGTCTGCGGCGGGGGTATCTTGAGGCGTTCCCAGCTCCTCCTCGCCGCCAGGGGGCGGCGCAGGGGGCGTGTCGGGGGCCTTCGTGGGGGTGTCCGCATAGACGGCGACATCCAGGGCCACCAGCCGGGCGGCCTCCTCGTCCGAGAGGGTCACCCGCTCCCCTTTGGCAACGGGCAGCACTCGGCCCTTTTCGTCCCTGCGGCCATAGACGCCGGTCTTGATCACAAC